TAATAATGCAATCGCACTTGTATTTGATAAATCTGTTGATGCAATTGCTATGTTACCTGTACCATCAAATGACTGACCAGCGATTGTTCTGGCAGTCTCTAATGCAGTAGCAGTGGCTGCGTTACCAGTGGTATCTTGATTAAGTGTACCAATTACAAAGTCTAATGTATTATCGCTATCATCGTAAGTAACAGTAACACCTGTTTCTGTATTTGATGTAACCATAGCTCCAACTGTATCTGATATTGTTTCTGCTAGTGTTACTCCACCAATTGTAATTGCATCTGCTTCTAAAGTACCATCGATATCTGCATCGCCTGATACATCAAGAGAACCTGCATCTAGTTCGCCTGTTAATGTAATATTTCTAAATGATGCTACATCTTTGTTTGCATCTGCTGTCACAACTTTACTTGCAACAACTGTACCTACTGAAGCACCTGTATCAGAATAGTTAAGTTCTGCTGTAGTTGCTGTAACATCATCAAGTATGTTTAACTCTTCTGGTGTAGATGTAATTTGTGTTGTACTTGCAGCTGCTAATACGGGTAATGTACCTGAAACGTTTGGTAAGTTAATTGTTCTATCACCATCTGGGTCAACTACTCCTAATGTAGTTTCATGTGCGTTTGCAGTTCCACCTTCAAATACTAATGATACACCTGTATTTAAAAATAAACTTGTATTGTCAAGTGATGCGGCCATAGTAGATGAACCTGCCTTCATCGTAAATAATTCTAATTTACCATCCTCTGTTCCGTTTGATGCATCTGTAATTCTTGTTCTTATTTTACTATAAGTGACTGCTTCATCAGCATCGTTTTCGCCTTTGAATACTAATGCACCTAAAACATCATCATCAGCTGGACTTGCAGAGTTTCTTTTAATAACAATATCTGGTCCCTCACCTGCGCCATCGTCTGTACCTGTCACCGTCATTACAGAGCTTATACCTGTACTTGAAAATACACCAGAAGAACCTGTGACTTGTGCAGCTTGGAAATTTGCTTTTGTGTGTGAAATATTTCCTGTTGAGCTTGCAGTTGCTGTTGTTGTTCCAACTACAAATTGATCTGCTGATTCATCCCACATAAGAACAGCATTATCACCAGTTGAACCTCTTTCAATAATAAGACCACTATCATTAGCATTTGAAGAAGCACCACTATTTAATTCTAGTAAGTTATCATCTATCGTTGTATTTGTTGAGTTTACGGTAGTTGTAGAACCATTTACGGTAAAGTCACCTGTAATTATTAAATTTTGAGAAAGTGTGACATTACCAGAAGAGTCAATAGCAATAGCATCTGTATCACTTGTATGTCCAATGTTTGCACCATTGATTACAATATTATCAACGGTTAATGATGACAAAGTACCTACTGAAGTAATATTCGTTTGTGCAGCTGTTGTTAAAGTCACATCTGCAACATAAGTTTTAATTCTAGATGCAGCCATTTTTCTGTTTGTTCCACCTGCGCCATCATCTACTATTAATAAATCTGCATCTGCTAAAGCTGCACCAATGTCTGTTCCACCATCAATGTCGATAGTTGTAATGTCACCATCGTATCCACCAATGTATGATTTTAATTGTGATGCAGTAATTCTTTTTTCTGTTCCACCATCTGAGAGAGCAAGTAAGTCACCGTCAACGACCGTAATACCTGTTCCGTCTGTCATTCCCTCAATATTAAGGACTGCTTCTACATTTCCAAACTCTAACGCACTAGCACCAGAATTTACTTTTAATACTTGACCTGCTGATCCAATAGATAAAGAGGCTCCTAGACCTCCATGTGTTAATGCTACAAACTCGCCTGATTGAAACTCAGCAAGACCTGTTGCATTATTACTGCCATCGAATACCGTTCTTATTGGTGTTTTTGCGCTCATACTACTATTTATCCTTAAAACTCAAATAATTGAGTTGCATTTGTTGCTGATAAACTACTCCCATTTGATTTTGTAAAAGTGTCTTTATATACTATATCTCTAGCACTAGACGCTTTAAATGTTAATTTTTTCGCAGGTGTTGATAATCCACCTGACGCTGTAAATAAAGGAACCAATCTTACTGGTGCTCCCTCTTCATTTGTTATTGCAAGAAAATTATCATCTGCATCTGTAAGACGATCTTGACTTGCTTTAATTTTTGCATCACCTATAAATATCGTTGAACCAGATAAGTATAACTCTGCAAACTTCTTAGATGATGAACCTAAATCTCTACTATTATTAGTATCAGGTACAATGTCTTGATCAACTGCTGATAAATCAACAGAACCACTACCAGAAGAAGATACACTATGAATAGTATCACCTATTCTAATATGTAAAGTGTTAGCACTAGTGTTATGTGCTATTTCACCGTTCTCTAAATCTGAAGTTGAGGGTGTTCCGTTTACTTGTTTTAATTTAATTTTTAATGCCATTAATTACCATCCACTTGATCTGTAAATTCTAGTTTACCCGATGTTGAGTTATATACCAAAAATTTTCCATTACCAAGTGATGATGTATCAATGTCGTCCAAGTCAAGAAGGTTCACAGCACCACCACCGCCAATAGTTGACATTTGATGCGTGACCAGTTTTCTAAAGTGATTAAATTGTTCTTTTAATTGTGTTAATTCATTTCTTTCTTTTTGCTCAGGCATATATTGTTTCATTTTCTGAGCAAGTTCTCTTTGATTTATTGTTTCTTCAAATTTGTCTAATCTATTAAAGAAAGTTTTTAGTATATCAATTCTTTGTGTGTTTACTTCTTCACCTATAAATGGTGGTTGTACAACTTGTCTTTCTCTTTCAATTTCTCTATTTGCTTTATCTAGAATATCTTTTGTATCCCCACCATCAAATATTATTGGTTGAGTAGGGTCACCTACTATCCAACCATCAGATTTATCTTTCTTTGGGTCTACCTGAGTTGGATAATGAGTATAATCTTCTTTATTCATTTCTTTAGTTTTCTTTTTCATCTTTTCGATGTATGATCTATATACTGCTGCCTCTGCTTTTTTACCCATTACTTTTGCTCTTTGTTCCATTGCAATAGCAGCTTGAATTTTATGTGCATGTGTTTTACCAGAGTTTTCTATTTTACTAACACTTGCTTTTGCAGTTTCAACATCTTTAAATCCTAAACCTTGTATAGTTCCTTTTGGATTTTCATCTGTGTATAAATCAGAATGTTTATCTGAACCTGCAGGTTGACCTTTCTTTCTAGGTATTCTAGGTGCTTCATTTAAATAATCACCATAGTTATCTTTGTTCATAACTAGAAACATTTTTTCTGCAAGTAAATTACCAGCAACATAATCTGCTAGATAATGAAATCCTGCTTGTACTCTTCCCATACCACATTCTTTTGCAGCTTCTATAATACCTTCTTCATGCTCTGGAAACTTAGAAGATACATATAAACCAACTAACATTGATTGACACGCATGACCACTAGGATATGCAGGTGTCTTATTAGTTGTACTAGACATTGGTTTGATTGATGGGTCAATATGATGTGGTCTAGCAACATCAAACATTTCTTTAAAATATTTTATCGTTGGTTTTGCTTGACTAACAATATCATTCATTTCATCATCGTGAAATATTAATCCATGTTTTTTACAATACATATCTATCGCATAGAAAGCATGTTCATCATGATCACGAATTGATTGTTCATCCTTTGAAGTTCTTTTTGCAATAATAGTTTTTAATTTAACTATTTCTTTTTGTAAGTCCACAGGTGGTTGTGGTAATGTAATACGATTGTGTAAATTTTTTGGAAAAAACTCAAACTTCTCAGAAGCCCTAGGGGCCTCAATAATAGACGATACAGATTTTGCCTCAGAAATTATAGCAAAGAAATCCCCAAGAGATTTATTAACATCTATCTTAGGTGTTAATCTCTTTTGTTTTTCTTCCTTGATCTTTTGAACCTTTTGTGATTCAGCAGATACAAGAGACATGAATTGACTTAGTTCTTCCACTGCTTAACCTTTCATTAAATCTGTGACCGTTTTTCCTTTTTGCCAAAACTTACAAGACCAATATCTTGCTTTATATTTTGGACCTGGGTTATCACAATTGTGTCTTGCTCTAAAGCTCTTTCTTCTTTCTGGGTCGTCTCTTTTAATGTCTGTATTTGGGTCACCAAATTCTACTTTAACAACATTACCTTTATCGTTTCTTACATAAACTTTTGTTTTCTTAACATCACCTTTCATAGGATTGTTAAGTTTTACTTTTCTACCTTGATACTCAGCGTCTTCTTCTATTTCACCCCAAGCATTAGTTTCTTGATATTGTTTGAAAGATAGTTGTTCACCTTTTGCTCTTTGCATTTGTGCAGGTGTAGGTGCTCCCTTTTCACCTTTCTTTCTCATCTTCTCACCAGAACCTTGTTTAATTCTTTGTCTCTTCTTATGAATGTTTGCCCATAGACTTTCGCCTATGTTTAAATGTTTCTGTAAGTCTTTAAAGTTTCTACCTTCAAAACCTAAGTGTTCTTTTGCGTATCTCATAAGGTCTTTTTCTGAACCTGTAAAAGTCACTTCATACTCAGCACCCATAGGTCCACCTGGTGTGACTCTTGAAACTTTGATATTTTTTTTCCTTGCTTCTCTTTTTAGATTAGGAATTGATATGCCTGATATGTCAGATACCATAGTCGCTTCATCTAAACAATCATCACAACAAGACGCACCAATCTTTTCTAACATTGCATCATGAGTTTCATTTAGTTTCCACCACCAATCATCATTAAATCTTAATGCGTATTCAAATCTAGTATCTTCAGAAACAAACCACTCATCAATATTTTCTTTGTTAATTTTTTTCTTTTTATTACTTTCGCCTGGTGTAATATCTCTTGCGTGATCAGCATATTCATTTGGATATGTGTATGATTCACCTTTAACTTTTTTTGCTAAGTCTTTATCTGCTCCACCCCAAGTTCCACTTGACTTAGTGACAAAAGAGTTTACTCTAGCAAATGCCCATTGTTGTGGTGTTGTACCAGGTCTGTGTCCTGTTTTCCATGCGGCCATACCTCTGTCATATACTTTTTTCAAAACACTATAAGGCATACCTGATTTTTCTGCCTTCTTAACTAGTCCTTCAATTTTTTCATTTAAACTATCTATTGATTCTTTACCAAACATCTGTTGAAACTTCTTAGTATGTTTAGATGGTTTAGTTGTTCCACCTGCATCGCCAGGTGCTGGTTTATAATTTTTATCCATATCGTCATCTTTCTTACCATATTTTGCAAAGTGTCTTGCCCTTGCTTGTTTTGTAGCTTTCGACATTGTATCACCCTCAGCATCTTTTGCATAATACTTCGCAGGTTGTGTACCTTCTCTATCTTTAATGTCTTTATCTTGTTTAACTTCTTTTTTTCTTTTATCTTTTTCTTCGTTAATATCGTTTAACCATGCTTTGTGTACTTTGTTTGTTTCATCTTTGAATGCAACATAATTAGTACCTCTTTGAATAATTTTACCTTGTACATTGTTTGCTTCAACAATATCACCTATGTTCCATATTTTACCTGTTAGATAAGCGTCTCTTAATGATTCATAATCATTCATGATACCCATATCTTTTTCTTCACGAATGCCCATATGTTTTCTAACATCCCTGTATAATTTTCTTGCGTCTCTAAAACCTTTTGGTACTCCTTGTTCAAATTCTTGTACTTTACCATCAACTGCAGCTTGTCTCATTTTACTTGCTGACATACCTGATACATCATCTGCATCTGGGTCTCTATCCCCAGCAGATACTACTTTAATTTTTTTAAAGTTATAGAACCCATGTCTTTTACCTGATACACCATTGTATGTTGTTAGTAATCTTTCAAACTCTTTAACTCTATCACTACCTACAACCATAGTTAATTCTGTATAACCTTGATCGTATAATGATACTGCAATATTCATAGCAGTAATTGCTTTCTTATCTGCAACTATATTTCTTGCATGTCTAGAAAACATTTTTCTCATGTATGCTATTTTTAGTGAATGAGGTAATGGGTCCTTATTTTGATTTTGTGTGTATGACGGAAAAATCTTATAGTCATTACTACCTGCAACTGACTTTACTTTATTAATAAGTTTTTCATGACCAGTAGTTGGTGGATTGAATCTACCAAATGTAAATACAACTTCCCCTTTTCCTGGTGCCTCGTAGAGACTAAATTTTTCCAATTTTCTCATCTGCTTTTGCTGCCTTTGCGGCTCTTGCCTTTTTAACTTTTAATATTTCGTTTCTTCTTACATTCTTGACTGCTCGTTGTGCAATCTTACCAATGATCGCACCAAATCTTGATGCAATTCTTTGATCAATTTTAATTTTCATTTGTGGGGATAATTCATTATAATTAGGATAGTATTTGTTTACTATCTTTTTCTTAGCAAGTTTTCTTGCTTTCATTTGGATTTTTTCTGGTGATGCAATTCTTAACATCGCTCTAGCTTTCTTTGCTTTGAACGCCGAAGACTTAGCAAGTTTTCTCATCTTTCTTGCCATCTTTCTTCTTTGCACCATGTTAACGACTCTAATTTCTTTTAGATCGTTTGCTAATTCTTTAAAACTTATCATTTATCCCATGCCTTTATTGCCGTGAAGTTATTGAATGAAAACTCCATTCGGTCTACTAGTTTTACTGCATTACCTGATACTCTGTCAATTGCGACATAACCTTCTGGGTTCGTCACTTTAAATCCATTACCAGTCTTAATAAATGTGTCAGTTAATTGCTTAACACTATTTAGTTTTCTTACAATCTGCATCTTAGCATCTATAATCAAGTTTTGAAACTTCGCAACATTAGTAAGATTATTAGTGTGTTTTCTGAGTTCTATATTGTATTGTTTTTGTATAGTTTTGTATTTTTGTTTCGCATTAGGGGTCTTAACTTTGTCTATTTGTTTCTGTATATTATCTTCTACATGTTTCAAATATCCGTTTGCATGTTGTTTAGGATTAGTAATCTTTTGTCCTTGTCTTACTTTAGTATTATTGTATGTCTTGTAAGATGCACCTACCATTGCCCCTGTCATACTTTCTTGTAATTTCATAAACTTTCTTAACATAGGACCATTGATTGATTTAAATGTTCTTCCAGCATCTGATAATATTTTTGTAATTGCGTCTGTTTCTTTTTGTGTAAATGTTGATTTACCAGACACATCTTTATATGTTGCATCATCCATCCAAACCGAGTTTGATTTAGTTAGTGATTTTACATCAGCACCAAAAGATGCTTTCATGTCTTCTAATTTTGAACCAGTGTATGTTGTATGCCATACTACTCCAACTTTTGCTTTCTTTATTTGTTGACCAATATCAGAATCAACAGCAACAGCATAGACGATAGTATTTGGTTGGAAAGTATAATAGTTCTCACCATCGATCTTACCTGTTCCAAGATCATCTGTAAACATAAGGTCACCTTGAAGTACACCTTTAATTCCAAGTTTACTAAACTCTTTAAGAGCAATTTTAAATTTTGAATTAAGTTGACCAGATAAATCATCATTAATCTCCTTTTCAGTTTTATATAATTTTGGACTTTTATTAAATACACTTTTCTTTGCAACAAAAAACTTACCATCAGCAGGGTCAATGCCAGCAAAGATTGCAGGCGCACCATCCCATTTAACCGTCATGTTTACAGACGATCTAGCAGAACCTGCTAACATATCTCTTAAACTTCTTAAAAAGTTTATTGATGCTCGTCCACCTTCTGAACCATAATCTAAAATTTGATCTTCAATGTGTTCCATGTGCAGATTTTTTGATGCTGCTTGTTCTTCTAAAAATTTCTTCATTTTGCCAATCCGTTATATTTAACTGCAAGAGAAAATTGTCCTAACTTCTTAACTCCAGCGTGACCTGATTTATTTGTTCTTATTGACATGTTCATAGTTAAACTATCTTTACCAGATTTTAATTCTATGTGCCATGCTTGTTTTGATGTTCTACTTTTATATGCTTTTACAAACTGAACCTGTGGTAAGAATACACCTAAGGCATCTTTATCAGTGACCTCTGCATAATCAGTACCTGATGCTTTAATAACCATTGTAGGAACATCTGGTGCGTCTCTTAAAATTTCTGTTTTAATATATTGAAGAGTATTCTTTTTATTACTATTGAAAAGATTAATAATAGCTGTTCTCATTATTTCAAGATATGTATTATAGTCTAATTCATATTGTTTATTATTTTTTCTATCATAGTTTCTTAAAACTTGTTGTGTTTTTCTATTTCGCATAAAGTCTCTTTCCTGTGGCATTCCTTTAATTCTGCCCCATACTTCTTTATACACTCTAGAATAAGTTTGTGCAAGTTTTCTTTCTTGTTTAAATGTTTTAAAAATAGGATTAACATAAGTGTTTAGTTGTGGTTCAGATGTTTTCTTTCCACCTGCTTTTAAACTAACACCTAAAATTTTATTATCTCTATATACTAAAAAAATATCACCAGGGTGTTTACTTGGAACACCAAATGGTTTTGTTCTATATCCCCAATATACTTGAGCAATAGGTTTGTCTTTATTTTGATCTGTTAAATATTTGTGAATTGCAATTGCATTATTCATCTTATCAACAAACTTAGATGATGTATCTGCTTTATTGATTGTTTCTTTTGCAGCCGTTTGATCATTTGCACCAACACAACCAAGTTTTGTAATATCAACATCTATTAAAAATTGATGAAAAGATTCTGCATCTTTTGGTTTAAAGTTTTTTTCAAATGCAATACAAGGAAATAATTCTGTGATAGATGCATTAAGAGTTGTTTCTGCCATACCACCTGATTCAGGTTTAACAAATATTCTAAATGGTCTACCTTCGAATGTACCATCGATAGGGTCTACTGAAGAATTAGATGTTGCTAGATTAGCAGTGACACCTGCTTGTCTAAGATTACGCAAGATTTCGTCTCTGTCCGTTTCTCTATCTTTTGAACGAACAATAATTACATCCCTCTTAGATGAAGATAATTTTTCTGATTTTGAGTATTCTAAACCACGAAAAATATCGATAGGAAGATTCATAGCTTCCTCTACAATCTCTTGTACTTTCTCTATTAGTGGTCTATAATTTGACTGCCTTTGTCGTACTTGTTGTACATATTTCTTTAATGACATTCAATAACTCCATTTACAATTATACTTTATAATATATTTATGTATTATAACGCCTCATGAATTTGGGAAACTCAAAGTTGCCGAATGTGCAATGTCTGTTTTGAAATCTACAAAGCTCTCTAGCATCATCTTCAAACTTAAAATTTGATATAATATGATCAAACTTTTGATCTACAAGGATATAAGGATACTTTATATTATCCTCATCCATTTTTACTATGAACCTTCTAGACTTTGATTTTGCTGAATTTGTCATATCTACCTCCTTGCGTCTTATCAAACAAAGCTACATCCTCTGCTTCTTGTCCACTATTTACTAAATCATCTTGAGCACCTAATTCTACATCATACAATTTCATCTTAGATCGATCTATTCCTAAGACAAATCTCTTATTAGTAGAAGGGTCATTATATCTATTCTTTAGTTGTTTTACGGTTATCTGATTTAGTTCTTCCATTTCTTCCGTTGAAATTAAGGCAAACATAAAGTCAGCAGTTGCAGGTAATCCAAATGATTCTGATGTATCTTCTAATCCAATATCGGTTGAACCATAACCACTTCTTGTTGTTTGTGTTGCTGATAAAATAGGTAAATTATTTTCTACTGCAAGTCCTCTTAGTTCCTCTGCAATAGATTTAATCATAGTATAAGAATTAATATTCATTCCATTTCTAAATCTAGATGAAGCACAAATGTTTAGATAATCCACAAATATAATATCTGGTTTAAAACTTTTCTTAATTGCTAGTTCTTGTATTAATGCTCTAAAATGATTTGTATGTGCTGATGCCGTAGGGTATTCTTTGATAATAAGTTTACCTTGCGTTTTATTATAGACCTTTTCCATTTTATCTTCATACATTTTTTTAGGAAGATCATGAAGATTGTCCATAGATATATTCATTAAGTTAGCATCTATTCTTTCTGCAATACGCTCCTCTGCCATTTCAAGTGTAATGTATAATACATTTCTTCCTTGATTTAAACAATTCGCAGCCATATGACACATGAATAAAGATTTACCAACACCTGTACCTGCAAGAGCAATATTTAAAGTCTTTTGAGGAAGACCACCTTTAGTAATCTTGTTAAAAAATTCTAAGTCAAATGGAATGCGTTTTTCTTTCTTATGATAGTATTCAAATCTAGCCTCTGCATCTTTAAAGTAATCATGACCAACTCTATTATCAAATGATACTGCTAATGCGTCTGTTAATAAACTAGGAAGAGCATCTGGTTTTCTTTTCTTGTCTCTACCTTCAATAATAGAGATACCATCTATAACTGCATTGTAAACTGCTTTGTCTTTACAAAATGTTTCAGTAGTATCTAATAACCATTGTTCGTCAACAGGTTCTGCTTGTAGAGTATCAACTAAAGATGTAATATCTTTATATGTTTGTTCGTTTAAATCTTTTCGACTATCAAGTTCTACTTGTAATGATACGGATGTAGGTAGTTTAGAATATTTTACTGCAAACTTACTAATCTCTTCAAAGACAATCTTTTCATTATTGTCTTGAAAGTATTCTGGTCTAATAAACGGTAATACTTTTCTTGCGTATTGTTCGTTGCTAATTAGATTTGCTAGTATCGTCTTTTCTATATTTTTCATCAATAATTTCCATTAGTATATCGCCAATTAATTTAAAAAACTCATCCCCAAATTGTTCTCTAGGAATAGCATTGTTTTCGATAATATCATATTCAAACTGCATTGTCAACTTGCCATCTGCTTCAATGGGTGTGACTTTACCGTATTTGTAAACTACACCTGAAAACTTGCCTTCGTTAATTCCTATACAAGTTTGATCTGGGTGTTTTGCTGTTTCTATATAACTAAACTTCCGACCCGACATAATGTAAATAACTTCCTACCATATATTTTGCGTTATCTTTTGGTTTTTCCCCAGCATGTACATGTGTCCACATAGGTGGAAACATTAACATAGTACCTTTCTTACATTCAACAGAATGTTTTAATTTTGGAAATGTAGTACCACCTTTTTCATTATCTGTTAGATAAACAAAAAATACCAAAAACCTTGTGCAGTTTCTATTGTCACCTACATCAACATGTGCTTGAAATTCATCATGATCGTTTGGAAGATATTTTTTCATTCTAATATCTTCTAATGCATATTTCATTGGCCATTCATTTGTAATACCAATTGACTTAGCATACTTCTTAGCATGTTCTACAAATATATGAACCATATCACTTTGTTCTTTTTCCCAACCTGCTTCTCTAAAATTTAGTTGAGTAAAGTTAACACCTGTGTTTGAGTATCGTTCTTTCTTTGTAGTATTTTCATCTTCAAATTTTTTAACTAATGCATCACAAAACTCGTCTGAAAATGCATTTGGAAATGTACGAATTAAATTATCTTGATACATTATTCTAGTTCCTCATGTCCGTATTTAAATTCTTTCTGAGCTGCTATTTCTAGTTTCTCTAAGATTTCATCTGTAAAATATACTTCTGGTTTATCATTAATTGTTTTACCAAACATTTTTTTGCCATCTGGTAATTCATATTTTGTAGATACTTTCTTGAAGATATTATATTTTTCTGCAAGTTGTAATAGACCATAGTATCTATCAAGACCTTGATCATATGTAAGTCTAACTTCACACATAGAATTTTCTTTTGTCAATCTAGACTTTTGATTTTTAATCTTAACAATATTTCCTACTACCTCTGTTCCGTCTTTTTCTTTTTTCTTAGAAAGATATACAATAGATGAAGCTGCATATTTCAATCCACTTCCACCACCCATTTCTTTCATTGGAACATATGAACCAACAACATCATAAGTATGATTAGTCACTACCATAGGTACTTTTGCTTTACCAAGTTTTAAAGTTAATACTCTAAACGCAGCCTTTAATACTTGCGCCCTTGTCATATCTCTAGTTTCTTTACCTTCGCTAGTATCTTCTACTTCTTTTGTAGTAGATAACATTCCAAGAGAATCTAAACACATAAACATTGGTTTTCTTTCTGCCTCTGGTTTCTCTAGATATGCGTCTAATACTTTAATTGCTTGTGTTCTAAATTCTTGTACCGTTGCAACAGGAAGTATAACCATTCTATCAGAAGCAATGCCTCTATCTTCTACCATACTTTTTGTAATTGCACTTTCAGACTCAAAGTAAATAACACCACCATCAGGGTTTTTATCTAAAAAGTTTTTACACATTCCCATAAGAAAGAATGTCTTACCCGTTGCAGACTCACCTGCCAACGCAGTAATCTTATTACCTGGCAATCCACCATTGATACTGCCTGATAAGATAGCATTCATTATATAACTACCTGTGTCGATAAAATTTTCTACATCACCAGACTCAACACCATCTGATACAATCCCAGCATATTCATTGCCAGTTTGTTTGATTATATCTTTTAAAAAATCACTTGCCATTTTCTACTCCTAATATTACCTTTTTTAAATCAGGTTCTTTATAATTTGGGCCTTTCATAACTTTGCCAGTTGGCCCCTTTACTGCTTTGCCATCTGAACCCATTTTAGACATGTTTGAATTATGCACTTCTTCAAAGCATTTGTCAAGGTTAATACCCATTGCATGTCCAGCACCATATGTGACATATAGTAAATCTGTTAATGCATCCCCTATTTCAATAATGTCCATTTTATTTATTGCGTCAACTAGTTCAGTATATTCTTCTCTAATTAACTCTGTTCTCAATTTTGCAACATCAAAAGTGGGTAAAGATGGTTTATCTAATACCTCTTGATCATATGCAATCATGAAATCTTTTACTTTTTCAAAATTACTCATTTTACTGCTATCGCTCCTACAAACATATGATTACGCCAGAATGGTTGTACATCCTTGAAACCTGCACGATACATATATTCTTCTATTTGTTTCCAAGTATTTGGTTTCATAATATTTCTTAAAACTTGTTCTTTGTTCATTATATCTTCAGTTGAAAAAAACTTTCTTTTGTAATCATAAAAATTAAAAGTAATCATTTCTTGAAACTTCGCACTTTCACAAATAGTTTTTTCTGCAAAGATAAATGCACCACCTTCATTCAATCCGTCATAAACTTTTTTAATCATTGGTGCTCTATCTTTCATTGACATAAATTGTAAAGTAAACACCGAAGTAATTAATGATGCATTAGATATTGAAGAGTCTCTTACATCTTCATGTAGGAATTGAATTTTTAATTTAGGATATTCTTGTTTTAAAAGATTACCTCTATGTTTCATATCGCCAACAAATCCGTCAGCAACTTCTATACCATGATAATGTACATCTTCAATATCCTCATTCTTTTTAATTAATGCTTCTGTTAGTTTACCTGTTGAACAACCAATGTCATATACATTACTATCACGCTCAATAAAGTATCTTGATAAAGATACAATATCAGTTAGTAAATCTTGATACCCACGAATACTTTTATCTATGTGGTTATCAAAACCTTCTTCTCTATGTGCGAATGTAAAGTCTACCATAATCCAATTATTCCTATTCCAATAAAGAATATAAGAAACACCCAAGTGTCTATCTTATATTTTTCAATCAGCTTGTCTCTGCTTTCTTTTCCTTTTAATTTCTTCATGAAGCTTTTCATGTTCAATATGTCCTTTCTGTCTTCCCATATAATAATCACCTGGTTCATAATCCCATACTTTACCATGATGTCCTCTAATGTCTGCCCATTTCATTCTTACTTTTACAATTAACTTTCTCAATGCTAGTATCATATTTTGCTTATTACTTTCTTATACATTGAGTCTGCAAGATGAGCCATCATTAAACTAGGTACCATACGACCACATCTTTCACTTTTTTGTGCCCACTTTCCTGTTAGTTTAAAATCATCTGGTAATGATGTCACTCTTTTTAGTTCACCCAAAGTAAACTTTCTATCATCATTCCAATGACAAACTCCAGCAGTTTTTTCTGTTGCACCCATCGCTGTAATTGTTGGACTAGGTTGAAACTCCGAAGCAATCTTTAAATTAAAATGCCAACCTTTAGGATGATAGTCTGTTCCTGTAATAACTTTCTTTGGATTACGAGGCATCAATACACATGTTTGTTTATAGTATGCTGTTTCTTTCCATTTCTCAGTTAACATTGCTACTTCTTCTTTATCATATTCTAATCCGTCAAATGCACCTTCTAAAGTTGTTATTGTTTTATTTGGTGTAGGAAATAAAGATGATAATGTCATAAAGTTTAAACCAACCTTATCCATAATATCGTCTCTAACTGCCATAAAGAAAACTCTTCTTCTTCTTTGTGGAACACCAAATTGAGAACAATCATGTACCTTTGCAACTACTTGATAACCAATATCCTCAAATGTGTTTTGTATCTTATTAAAATATTGTTTTGCTTCACCAACCGTTAACCCTTCAACATTCTCTGCAATAATTGTTTTAGGTCTAATAACTTCAGCAACTCTTAAAAACTCAAAGAATAAATCTTCAATGTTTGTCACGGTCTTGCCGTCTGAATATTGTTTAGTTTTTCCAAACCCATCACTATGCACGGTTCCCTCTCTTGCAAGAGTACCACACATACTAAACGCAGAACAAGGTGGACTACCATCTAATAAATCTAGTTCGCCTTCTTTTAATTTTGTAATATCTAAAAAATCTTTTCCTGTAAGTTCTTTAATGTCGCCGTCAAGAATAGGTGTATTAGGATAATTATCTCTATAAGTATTTCTTGCTTCTTCGACAAACTCATTAATTGCAAGTATCTTACCACCTGCAAGTCTATATCCTGTTGATGAACCACCACCACCTGCGAAAGTAGATATTACTCTAAATTTATTCAATGCCTCTCCAGCATATACATCTTTCATCAAATATGGTTTATACTTCATTATAAAAAACTTTCCAAGTTTGCTTTCGATTGATTTATGTTATACCAATCTCTACAAATATCCATTACTCGTTTACGATTATATAGATTTATTTCTTTGTTGTCAAGAAGTTTTTCAAATAATTTATCAACCTTAGCACACAATTGATAGTTGATATGTCCTTTAATTTTAATCTTTTTAAACTCCTCAAACCTACTTTGTATTAGATGTTTCTGATATGGTTTGTTTATATCTTCCCATGTCTTAGTATAGAAGTAATCATATATCGAATCATCTAGATATGGGACACACAATATCTTGTTATACTCTTTACAGAATTGTTTTAATTGTAGATACCCTGCTGGATTTGGATTGTCTTTAAAATAACTTTTTCTAAACTCTTGCATTTTTTCTAGGGTATGTTTAAAGTGTAT